TGGAAGATTTCTTTGCTGCGCTTGCCGGATAGCGCAGCCCTTACAGGGTGACTTATGGCTACGCTGCGTGAACTTATCATTAAAATTTCGGCGAACTCCACTTCATTCCAGTCCGAAATTGCGCGAGCGTCGCGCATGGGGTCTGATTATTACAAAACCATGGAGCAGGGCGGGCGAAAAGCCTCAGCTGCCACGCGAGAAACTCAGCGTGCCCTGGCTGATCTCAATTCTCAGCTGTCGTCAGTTCGTGAGCGTGCCGCAGGTATGGCTGGGGCATTTGCCGGCGCTTTTGCGACCAGCCAGCTGGTCCACTATGCCGATACATGGAACCAGCTAAGCGGTCGCCTGCGACTTGCCTCTACCTCCGCAGAGGATTTCACCCGATCGCAGCAGACGCTGATGTCTATCAGCCAGCGCACCGGAACGTCATTCGAGGCGAACGCGAATCTGTACAGCCGCATTGCCTCATCTCTGCGAGACGCCGGCTATGCATCGGCTGACGTCGCCAAAGTTACAGAGACCGTGGCCACCTCGCTTAAGCTGTCAGGCGCGAGCACCGAGGAGGCCAGTTCCGTTATTACCCAGTTGAGCCAGGCGCTGGGTTCAGGCGTGCTGCGCGGCGAGGAATTCAACGCCATTATGGAAAGTGGTGGCAGGCTGGCTAAGTTCCTTGCGGATGGTCTGGGAACCACCATTGGCGGCCTGCGTAACATGGCAAACAACGGCGAGCTGACCACAGATAAGATCGTGCCGCTCCTGACCAATGTCGACCAGTTGCGGAAAGAGTTCGATACGCTGCCAGCTTCAATCAGCGGCTCTGCGCAGAAAGTAGAAAACGCATTCATGGCATGGGTGGGTGGCGCGAACAACGCCGTCGGAGCCTCGTCATCCCTTTCAGGCGTGCTCGATGGCCTGGCAAAGAACATCGACACGGTGGCGAACGCTGCTGGCGTGCTAGTCGGGCTGGGTGTCGCCCGCTATTTCGGCAACATGGTCACTGGTGTTGCCAGCGCCACGGCCTCTGTCATTTCCAATACCGCTGCTGAGGTGGCTCTTGGAGAAGCCCAGTTGCGCGGTACTCAGGTAAGCGTCGCAACAGCCAGGCAGACCGTATATCGTGCTCAGCAGGCACGTGCAGCAGCCGCTGGCATTGAGGCGCAGATTGCAGCTGAGCGTCAGCTTGCTGTCGCTCAGGCACAGTTGAACACCTCAATTACGGCCCGCTCATCTGCAGCCGGACGACTTACCGAAACAGCCTCCGTAATGTCCCGCCTTGGCAGTGGGGTTCTGGGTCTGCTCGGTGGATGGCCAGGCGTGATTATTGCCGCTGGCACGGCTATGTACGGGGTCTATCAGCATACGCAGCAGGTACACCAGGAGGCAGTCGCATTCTCTGACAATCTGGACGCTATCAACAGCAAGCTCAACCAGATGTCAGTAGCCGGATTACGTTCTACGTCAGCAGATGCGCGCGGTTCGCTGACAGCGCAGAAAAAAGACCTTGCGGATATCGATGAGCAAATCCGACAAACACGCGACAGTCTCGCAGCCATGCAGAGCATGGAAAAGCAGTATGACGAGCATCCCTGGCTGGCTCGAATTAACAACCTCATGTCAGTCGAGGAGCTTACCAAAAGGCAGCAGGATGCCACCGATCAGCTTAATAAGCTGGAATATCAGCGAGAGCAGGCTGCGTCAAAGGTCGAAGCAACTCAGAAGCTGGTGAATGATGCCAGCGATCTGGCTACTAAAAAGGCCATCGAGCAGGCCGGCGCCGTAGCGATTCTGAAAGGTGCTTATGATCTGCTGAATCGCTCGATGAGTGCTACGGGTGGCGCCACGCCTCCGCAGTATGCAGGCCCGGTTGTATCACTGGCTAAAGCCACGCCTCAGCAGTCTACGGCGCTGGAAAAAGCCCGGCGCGATAACGAGCTGGCAAGCCTGTCCGGTTTGCAGAAACTGCATCGGCAGTATGAGTATGAAGCCGACGATTTGAAGCTTACTGGCGCGCTCTATACGCAGTACGTTTACAACAAGGACCAAGCTGCCAAAAAGGATGCTGAAGCAGCACAGGCAAAAAAAGATGGCACTGCGGCCACCAATGCGCAGAACAAGGCTGAGCGCGAGGCGGCTTCTGTTGCTGAGCAGTACGCGCGGAAAATGGCCGATCTCAGCGTGGCGGTGGAAGTGCAAAAGGTTCGCGCCACCGAGGGAGAAAAGGCGTCTGAGCTTTATGCCGCCTCACATCAGGCCGGAACCAAATGGACTGATGAGCAGCGCCAGGCAATCAGGGCATCATCAACTGAACTGGAGAAGTGGACCCAGAAAGCTGGTGAAAATGTGCGAAAGCAGCGCGAGCAAATTGAGGCACTGAAAGACCTGCGTGACGCGGCTCGTAAGTATCAGGATGATGCAGCCATGATCTCATCCACTGCAGGGATGGGGGATCGCCAGAGGGAGCGCTTCACCGAGCAGCAGCAGGTGGATCGTGTGTTTGATAAAACTGATAAGGGCGCTGAGGCAGTGGCGGCCAGAACAGCAGCACTCGACGCTCTGGACAGAAAATATCAGGAAACAGCCGCTACCGAAGCCAACTGGCTTAACGGCGTCTCCCGTGGCTATGAAAACTGGCTTGCGAATACCAGTAACGTTGCTGGCACGGTTTCTCAGGGCATTACTTCTACCATGGATAGCGCGCTGGATAACATGTCTGCAATGCTGGTGGGTAGCAAGGCCGACTGGAAGAGCTGGGGGCTGTCTGTCCTCCAGATGATTTCGAAAGTTGCGCTGCAAATGGCGATCGTTAATGCCATGGGCAGCAGTGGAACTTCTTTCGGGAGTATTTTAGGAACAATATTAAGCGGCGCCGGCAGCGCGGCTCTAGGGGCCAGCGGCGGCTCAATCGGAGCATTAGGCATGCCAGTTAGTTATGACGGCTATGATGGCGGCGGATTTACTGGCATGGGAAACAAATATGATCCTGCAGGTATTGTTCATAAGGGAGAATTTGTATTTACGAAAGAAGCTACAGACCGGATCGGTATCGCTAACCTGTACAGTATGATGCGGGGGTATGCAAATGGAGGGGTTGTTGGTGGCAGCGCAGGAACCTATGCATTTTCGTCTGGTGTAAATTTGGTTTCGGGTTACAACCGTGGAGCCATTAACATTAATGCTCCTGTCAACATCAACCAGTCTGGTACAGCAGGTGAAGTGAATAGTAGTAATACAAAAAACACTGCAAAACAGTTGGAAGGTATTATTCAACAGACACTTACAGAACGTTTAAAGAAAGAAATGGTACCCGGAGGACTGCTTTATAAAAGCTGAAAAGTATAAACAGTGGTGATAGGATGTTACCGCTTATTGTCTATGGGATTAGGATGAAAAATGAAAAAGCTTTTGGGGTTGGTTTTTTTTTCTTTGATGTTAACTGGTTGTGCTTCAGTACCACCTTTGAACTTTTCAGTTCCAAATGTAGGAGTTAGCGGCAAAAAGATCGATGCCGATCTGAAGTCTATAACTGTTTCTCTTGCGAGACCTGATGAACAAAAAGGTGATATCCAAGCCGGTATGGAGGCGGTACCTCAGTTCTGGAAAGCGTCCCTTGAAGAGTCTTTAGATCGCATGGTTATTTTCAAGGACAATTCACCTAAGCGCTTAAGCCTTTCAGTTAAAGTTTTAGCGCTAGACGTACCATCCTTTGGCGCGTCGATGACCACAAAAACCATAGCCAGATACGAACTTATCGATAGAGATAACGGCGATATCGTTTATACGCAAGATATTTCCGCAACAGGTACAGTACCTGCTACCTATGCTTTTTATGGAGTGATTCGTTCGAGAGAATCTATTAATCGATCGGTACAGAATAACATCACCCAATTTTTACAAGCTCTTGAAACTGTCGATGTGTCAAAACCGATGTTTCCCGCAGGAGCAACAAAATAATGAATAAGGCTGTATTGTTGCTTATTCCATTGCTCTTGAGTGGTTGTGCACAAGATGTTTCACCTAATAGTTACTCAGTGGGTTCAGTAGGGGAAGTTAACCGAACGATCGCTGGAATAGTAATTAGTGCACGAGCAGTCAACATTAAGGGAACCACTGCATTAGGAGGTTCAACTGGCGCTCTAGCAGGTGCAGCTGCTGGGTCAGCTCTTGGCGGCGGAGTTCGTTCTAATATAATAGGTGCTGTAGGTGGTGCGGTAGTTGGTGGCATCGCAGGTACTGTTGTTGAAAACTCAGCGACAAAGCAAATGGGTATGGAATATGTCATTCAAACAACGAATGGCAATATGATGACCATTGTCCAAGGGATTTCGCCGGCATTTACTGTAGGTACGAAAGTTCTGGTTTTGTATGGTAGCCCTTCGAGGGTTATCCAAGACCCTAGAGTGTAAAAACTAAACCCGCTTCGGCGGGTTTTTTATTGGTAGAAAAATATGGCTATCGATACTTTTACTTGGTGTGTACGCACCGGCGCAGCTGAAGAAGTTGACGTCACGACAATGCAGGCGCAGTTCGGGGATGGTTATAAGCAGGTGGCAGGAGCAGGCATCAACAGCGTTCGCGAATCCTGGCCCGTAACCTGTAGCGGCAGCAAAGCCGAAATGGCCACCGTTAGGGAATTTTTAAAAGCGCATGTCACTGCATCCTGCTGGTGGGTTAATCCGTGGGGTGAAAGGAAACTGTACCGGATCAAAGCTGATTCTATCCGCCCGAGCTTCATTAACGGCAATTTTGTGGAGATCGCTTTCACATTCGAGCAGGCTTTCGCTCCGTGACATGTCACGGTTTAACAAGGGCGCTCATGCGTCCTTTTTCATTGGGTGAAATATGAGCTTTTCTCAGGACGTCCAGGCGCTGGAGCCGGGCGGAGTAGTGCAGCTGATTGAAATTGACGGCACTGCATTCGGCCTCGATACCATCTTACGCCTTCATGCATATAACCTGCCGACTGAGGGCTGGGCTTCATTCGCTGCGGATAATCTTCCCTCTATCATCTGGCAGGGGAATGAGTACGAGCCGTATCCGTATGAGCTTAGCGGAATGGAGATGTCCAGCTCCGGTTCGCAGCCGACGCCGAAACTGTCAGTGGGCAATGTGGGTAACTACGTCACAGCACTCTGCCTCCAGTTCGACGATCTGGTGAAAGCTAAAGTCAGAATCCGCACTACGATGACGAAGTACCTGGACGCGGCAAACTGGACGGCGGGCAACCCGAGCGCCAACCCGCAGGAAGAGCGGGTGCAGCTGTTTTACGTCAATGCAAAGACGGCAGAAAACCGCTCTCAGGTGGATTTTGAACTGTGCTCGCCGTTCGATATTCAGAGCCTACAGCTGCCGTCACGTCAGATCACACCGGTTTGTCCGTGGTGTATGCGGGGCTGGTATCGGACTGGTACAGGGTGCGATTACAACGGCACAAATTACTTCACAAAAGACGGTACGCCTACCGCTGATCCGTCAAAAGACGTGTGCGGTGGCCGTATGGCGGACTGCAAAGCGCGCTTCGGCGAAGACCAGCCATTGTCATTCGGGGGGTTCCCGGCTGCCAACCTGCAGGGGAAATAGCGATGCGCAAAAAAATCATGGCGGCCATTACCCAGCATGTAGCCGCAGAGTACCCGAAAGAGGCCTGCGGACTGGTTGTGCAGATTGGCCGCGCTCAGGAATATGTCCCCTGCACCAATGCGTCAGACAATCCGACAGAGCATTTTTCCATTCCGCCTGAAGAGAAACGCGCAGCGGAAAATCAGGGCACTATCCTGATGGTTGTTCACTCTCACCCTGACGTACCCCAGCTTATCCCGTCAGAAATGGACCGCGTGCAGTGCGATTACTCCGGCGTTGAGTGGGGCATCATGTCATGGCCTGACGGCGATTTCTGCACAATCAGCCCACGCGGCGATCGTGAACTGGTGGGCCGGCCGTGGGTGCTGGGATATGCCGACTGCTGGACGCTCATCATGGACTACTACCGGCAGGAACACGGCATCCCCCTCAATAACTGGTCTGTCGATTACGAGTGGTGGACGGATGGCAAAGAAAGCCGCTACGACGATAACTGGCAGACTGAGGGGTTTGTTGAAGTGCCAGCATCCGAGATGCGCGAAGGTGACATGATCATGATGCAGATTCAGGCACCAGTCACCAATCACGCAGCCATTTACCTTGGTAACAATCAGATTCTTCACCACAACTCAGGAAATCTTTCTACCCGCGTTCCCTACGGGGACTACTGGCGGAACAGGACCGTGCGCGTTGTGCGCAGAAAGGAGCTAATGGATGCTTAAAACAATGCGGCTCAAGGGCCTTTTGGGTAAAAAATTCGGGCGCGTTCATCAGTATCACGTCGCGGATTTGCGCGAGCTCATCCGGGCGATGTGCTCGCAGGTGCCTGGCTTTAAAAAATATGTTTCGAATGCTCACCTGAACGGCGTTCGCTTCGCCTTTTTCAGCGGTAAAGAGAATATCGGCCTGCAGGAGTTTGACATGTCATCTGCTGCAACAGAGTTCGAAATGGAGCCGGTTCTGGAAGGTTCGAAGCGCGGCGGCGTCCTGCAGATCGTCATCGGGGCTGTTGCGCTGGTAGCAGCTTACTTCACAGCAGGTGCGTCACTTGCTGCAATCGGGTTAAGTGGCACGGTACCAGCCGCCGTAACGACAGCGCTTACTGGCCTCGGCCTGAGCATGACGCTGGGCGGCGTCGTCCAGATGCTGACCCCTCAGCCTAAATATAATGTCGGCGCGTCATCGAGCACGGACAATAAGCCTAACTATGCCTTTGGCGCGCCGGTGAACACGGTAGCTATGGGGTATCCCGTTCCACTTCTCTATGGTACGCGCGAAATCGGCGGCGCCATCATCAGCGCAGGCAGCTTTACCAGCGATCAGCAGTAGTTATCATCAGGCAGACAGGCCACCTTCGGGTGGCTTTATTTATGGGTAAAATATGCGACTTCTCAGCGGCGAACCTATTTTTCACGGAAACAAAGGCGGCGGCGGCAGCTCTCACACGCCGACAGAGCAGGCGGACGATCTCCTTTCCATTGCGAAACTGAAAATGCTGCTGGCTATCTCAGAAGGTGAGATTCAGGGCGATCTCACCGCGCAGCAGATTTACTTGAACGATACCCAGCTGGCCAATGATGACGGCACTTATAACTTTACCGGCGTGATGTGGGACTGGCGGAGGGGTACGCAGGACCAGACCTATATTCAGGGCATGCCGGAGGTTGATAACGAGCTGTCTGTGGGCGTGACGGTTACACAGTCAGTGCCCTGGACGCGCCAGTACACTAATCTTTCGCTCGATGCTGTGCGCATTAAGCTGAGCCTGCCGGCGCAGTATGCCTATAAGGACAACGGCGATATGGTAGGAACGGTCACACAGTACGCTGTTGACCTTTCCACCGATGGCGGCTCGTGGGTGACAGTTGTTGATGGCCGGTTTGACGGTAAAACCACGTCTGAATACCAGCGCGATCATCGTATAGACTTGCCGGACGCGACCTCTGGCTGGGCAATTCGGGTGCGCCGCATCACTGCCGACTCATCTTCAGCCAAGCTGGTTAACGCCTTCAAGGTTTTCTCTTTCGCCGAAGTCATCGACAGTAAGCTGCGCTATCCAAATACCGCGCTGCTGTATATAGAGGTGGATGCCAGCCAGTTTAACGGCAGCGCGCCGAAAATTACCTGTAAGCCGAAGGGTAAGCTGGTTCGTGTCCCAACAACCTACGATCCTGATTCCCGCACCTATACCGGCAGCTGGCAGGGCGATTTCAAGTACGCTTACACCAATAATCCGGCGTGGATTTTCTACGATTTGGTGCTGGATAAGATTTATGGCATGGGCAACCGCGTCGACGCTTCTATGATCGACAAATGGGAGCTGTACGCCATCGCGCAGTATTGCGACGAGATGGTTTCAAACGGCGCGGGAGGTACGGAGCCTCGCTTTACCTGTAACGTGTATATTCAAAGTCAGCAGGATGCCTATAACGTCCTCAAGGATATCGCGGCCATATTCCGGGGCATAACGTTCTGGGGAAACAGCCAGATTTTCGTTAATGCTGACGTTCCCCAGACTGACGCCAGCGGCAAAACGGATGTTGATTTTGTCTACCATGCGGCCAACGTCATTGACGGTCTTTTCACGTATGCCGGCGGCAGCTATAAAAACCGCTATTCATCCTGTCAGGTATCATGGTCAGACCCGGTAAACCACTATTCCGATACGGTTGAGGGTGTTTACGATTCTGACCTGGTGCAGCGCTATGACGTCCGGGAAATGTCGCTGACAGCGATCGGCTGTACCTCTCAGAGCGAGGCGCATCGACGCGGACGCTGGGCGCTGCTGTCTAACGCTAAAGACGGTACCATTTCATTCGGCACAGGGCTGGATGGTTACTTACCCGTTCCGGCAGAAATCATCGGTGTGGCCGATCCCTTTCGGGCAGGGAAGCAGAATGGCGGGCGCATCAGTGCCGTTAACGGGCTGACGATTAAGCTGGACCGCGCAATCGAATATTCCGCCGGCGATCGTCTCGTGGTCAATCTGCCAGACGGCACGGCGCAGACGCGCACTATCGCCAGCGTTAGCAGCGATAAGCTGTCGGTCACGGTTAACACATCATTCCGGCAGACGCCAGTGGCGGGCGCGGTATGGGCCATCGACAGCGATAACCTGGCGATTCAGTATTATCGCGTCACATCGATTGCCAGCAACGATGACGGCACCTTTACCGTTTCCGGCGTTCAGCACGACCCGAATAAATATCGCTACATTGATGACGGGGTCCGCATTGAGCCGGCACCCGTTACCGTCACACCGATAAGCGTGCTGAAAGCGCCCAGCAATATCATCGTCTCCGAAGTGAGCTATGTCGAGCAGGGGCTGTCGGTTTCGATAATGCAGGTTACATGGGACAGAGTTGAGGGCGCAATTAGCTACGTAGCGCAGTGGCGTAAGGATAAAGGAGACTGGGTTAACGTCAGCCAGACCAGCGCGCAGGGATTCGGCATCAGCGGCATTTACACGGGCGTTTATGATGTCCGCGTGCGCGCCGTGAACGCAGCAGAAGTTTCTTCGCCATGGGGATACGCTGATTCAACTTCTCTGACAGGCAAGGCGGGCAAGCCAGGTACGCCGGTAAACCTATCAGCATCGCAGGATGTGGTGTGGCATATCAACATTACATGGGGCTTTCCTGAGGGCGCTGGGGATACTGCCTACACCGAAATTCAGCAATCCACAACGGCTGACGGGCAGAACCCACAGCTTCTGGTGAACGTGCCTTACCCTGGCGTGAGTTATCAGCATGGCCCGATGCCTGCCGGCATTCGTCGCTGGTATCGAGCGAGACTGGTGGATCGCATAGGCAATGCTGGAGACTGGACCGGTTTTGTTGAAGGGGCAAGCAGTATTGATGCTTCGGCACTTCTCGGCGATATAACGGAGCAGGTGCTGCAGACCGATGCGGGTAAACAGCTGATAGCGAAAGTTGATACCAATATCGATGCCATGCTTCAGAACGCGCTCAATCTAGACGCGACAGTAGATCATCAGATGGCCGAGTCTGGTAAAAATCGCGCCGACATCCTCACGGTTAAGCAGACAATCGCTACCAACGACCAGGCTTATGCTCAGAAATTTGAGCAAATTCAGGCTACTGTCAACGATAACACCGCAGTTGTGCAGCAAACGTCTACAGCTGTAGCAGATATCAGCGGTAAGCTATCGGCGCAATATTCCGTTAAAGTGGCAGTGGACAGCAACGGCCGGCAGTATGCCGCAGGTATGGGCATCGGTGTAGAAAACACGCCTGCTGGTATGCAAACGCAGGTACTTTTCCTCGCTGACAGGTTTGCTGTCATGACGCAAGCGGGCGCATCACCTACCGCTGTCTTTGCCATCCAGAATGGCCAGACGATCATAAATCAGGCGTTTATCGGAGAGGGCACAATTACCAGTGCGATGATCGCGGCATATATTCAGTCCACAAATTATGCCCCTGGAAGCGCCGGATGGAATATAAACAAAAATGGAACCGCTGAATTTAGTAACGCTACCGTTAGGGGGGCCATTTATGCAAACACTGGTACGCTAAATAATGTCACCATCAATCAGGACTGTACCATATTAGGAACGCTGAATGCATCGCGTATAAATGGTCCGCTGATGCAGAGCAAAAGCTTTTCATTTGGACAGACCACAACTAATGCCTCAAACACAGTCTATTGGGATGGTACCTCGGGGAAAGGCGATGTACCAATGACTCTAACGGGTATCGTTTTCCGTGTCAGGAATAATACTCAAGGCGCATCGAAACTGGTTATTGCTGGAACGGAGATTGCCGCAGCTTCAACCACAACGACGACAAGCGGGGTAACGATGTCAATATACACTTTCAGCATAGATATTGGCACAGCTTCGTCGACAGTAGTGTTTGCAGCCGGGGCGCTTAATCAGAGTTCATCAGAATACTGCCAGTGGAGCGCACAATTATTTGCATCCCCTACAGCTAACCAGTTCCATACCTGATATTAAATTTAAAATATAATCCGGCCTCAGTGCCGGGTTTCGTCGTCTGGAGAAAACCATGCCAGCAGGCACTATCACCTTAACCAATAACTCCACCACAGTTACCGGCTCCGGAACGAGCTTTACATCCGAGCTAAAAGCGAATGATTTTATCGTCGTGGTTGTTGGTGGGGTAACTTACACGCTAGGCGTTCAGTCTGTTAGTTCGGCTACTGGCGTGACGCTCACTACTGCATACGGTGGGCCAACAGCATCAGGGCTTGCATGGACAGCATTGCCAAATGCAGCCTTAGTTGGGATTAGCGCTCAAACTGCAGCCGACACAGCCAAGGCCATTCGAGGTTTGAATCTGGATAAGGCTAACTGGCAACAGGTGTACAGCACATCTGGGAGCATTACGGTTTCTTTACCTGATGGTAGCCAGTACAGTGGCCCATCCTGGAATAGCATTGCCACTACCTTGTCCGGCAAAACCGATAAGAGCCAGAACCTGAATGATCTGGCAAGCCCATCTGGTGCCTTGTTCAACTTAATAACCGCCAGGACACCAGGCACTGTAAGAAACGATCTTGGAGTTAACTATAATAATGCGGCAGCTAATCCGGGAGGCGGCGTTTATCGCTTATTCATGGTTGATGCTTCCGGCAGGCAATATATTACACGGCGTTTCAACGTACTGGCGAAAGCAAGCAGTGCAACCGCGTTTTCCTATGACTGGGTTGGTGACGGCGCTGCAGCCTATGCTGGCTACCCTGGATGTAGCGTAATGGGTGAGAGCGGTAACTCAGCTGATTTTAAAGTGGGAGTCGAGGCCTTAACTAACCAAAAGGTATCAGGCTTCATACATAATACCAGAACCACTGACCTTTCCGTATGGTTAACATTTATTGTTATTGGGATGAAAGCATGAGTGATATCTCTAAACAAGAAGCGCAGATAAACTCAGACGTAACGAATGAAAATGGTGAAATAGTGTTTAGCTCTGGAATTGATTTTGCAGTCACTGCTCAGATGCGTTTACAGCTGGCCATGTCAGAAATCCAGAAGTATGCAGCTTTGGCTGATTTTGATGATGAGGCTGATGCCATTAGGAAAGAGTGGGGAGCGTATTATAAAATAATAAAGCCTCTTGTGTCAGCGGAACAATATGAGGAAGCTTGCAATATCGATCTTCCTGTTCAGCCTTAAAAAGCCCCGACGACGAGATAAGGCAGACCGCGCCTCTCCAAAGCATGAAGCCACAAAAAAGCCCGCCACTCGAGGAGAGATGGCGGGCAACGTGGTAGGAAGTGAGTTTTGTTGATGTGCTTATCGCCAGCTTCCAGGCTAGCAGTTTCATGTTAGCAATCATGAGTGGGGGTGCAAGCGTAAGCGGTTGATTTAATTAACGGTTGCGCTTATTAAATCAAAAAAAGCCCGCAATAAGCGGGCAACAAGACACAATTTCCAATGGGGAAAGCCATCACACACAGCATATGTGCTCTACAAGCTTAGGCTATTACCGCTTCGTTGTTGTTAAAGATAACGCAGTATTTTTATTCGACAGGATTACCTTACTTCATGTTATCAAAGGAAATGAAACTCGAGCTAAGCGATCAGTGAAGCTGAATAGAGTATGTTGGTCTTCAGGCTATTCCTTTTTTGACAACTGCTATAGGTATACAGAAGGATTTCATTAATGGGGCATAAAAAAGCCCCGGCGACGGGGCAGAGGTAAACCGCGCCCATCTTCAGTGAACTACGGGGTGGGTGACTAAAGCTTAGCCGCTCACGCCACAACTCTCCAAAATCCATATCCCACGCCCGTAGACAAAACCAAACCGTACTATCTTGATAAAATCCCTCATCAATATTACTGTATATGTATACAGTTATTTTTTTGGAGGGAATCTGTCATGCCACGCGAATACGAAAAAGAAATAGCTTTTAAAAATGCGATCAAAAGAGACCCGGAGGGGCGCTACACAGTTACAACTGTCGATTTTGTTGAAGAACTCGCAAAACTGAACTGGCAGTTAACGCTGAAAGAAGCCAACCGATGGGTAGAGATTTACACGTCTACATTCCGTGACGTATCCACCAAAGAAGGTGAAGAGCGGACCTTCCAAATTTTCAACCCAAACGGCGGATGCTGACATGGGATTTCAATCGCCGGCACAAGACTATATTCAGCGTCGCCTTACCGTTACAGATTTTGTCGTGCATAACCCAGCTGAAACACTGTTCATCGAAATGGATGAAGGCATGTTAGTCATAGACCGCTCTGTACCGGTCAAAAGAGGGGACAGGGTTGCCCTAGTGCATGAAGGCATGTCGATTCTGGCGCGAACGGGTGATCGCTGCATCATCAC